GTGCCCCAGGCTGGCGGCGCGCAGGGTGTGATCGACTGCCGCTGGATGTCCTGCTCCGGGAAGTTGGCCGTGGGCCAGGAGTCTCCGAGGGAGACATAGGCGATGCCCTCACAGCACAGATCCACATCGAGACCGGCGTCATGGGCGATCTCCACACCGATGCGGTAGCCGATGTTCTCGGGCGGGTTGGGGTTGCCGGTCACAGCCTGGCTCAGGCAGGACAACAGAGCCTCGGCCATGATCGGTAGGAACGGATCCCGGGGATCTGGCTGGGTCATGGGATCGTCGTCCGTCTCGTCACCGGTAGGTCGGGTGTCGCTAGGCGCAGTGGTGCTCGTAGACCGTAGGGATTGAAGGAGGCGATGACAGAGTCCACCGTCTGCACCCCCGTCAAACCACCCTTCAACAGGTCGTCGATGCTCACCATGGAGATGGAGACTCCTTGACGAGTCAGGGACTGGACCCGCTGCGGGAGACGGCACACCTGACCCATGCAGCTCTTAGCCCACTCGCACGCCAGCTCACCGGCAGCCCGAAGAAGTACAGACGGTACTGGGATGCCTTGTTGGTAGGTAACGAAGAACGTGCCTTCACCGGAGTCCACGTTGTAGTCCTGGCACTCCGGCCAGCAGTCACCGTCCGTACGTACCAGCCAGTGCCCATCGTCCACCCGCCAAGCATCGACGGGGACGATTTCTCCATCCTGTGACACACCTGTCGGAGATATCGCGTATACAGGTCCAGCCAACCAGGTCTGACAGGTGGGTTCACAGCAGCACCCTCCACCCCCACAGCCGCACCAGCAGTTGCGCCAGACCCCATTGAAGATGTACGGCAGCCACGTCCCGTCGCTCCAGAAGTACCCGGAGATCCCCCTCTGGTTGCAGACTCTGCCACACGGGCGGACGGTCTTGGTGCACAACCCGAACCGGCGGCCGGTAGCCGCCCACAGGGTGAAGGCTCCATACTCCGCTGCCGCCGTCTGAAGGTCCGGGCTCAGTGTCTCCCAGAACTCCTCGCAACAGTCGGTGTTAACATCCCATCCGGCACAGGGCAGGGAGGGAGCCGGGGTAGTGAAGACTTCCACGGCTCCCTCCCTTTATCGACTGCCCATTGGTCGCACGGTTGAGCTTACGGCGTCAGGTCAGCCAGGGTCTGGCAGCCACATACCGAAGCCGGAGGTGCCAGTCGGGTGGTGAAGAACCGGCGATGCTCGGTGGACCGGATCGCCGTGAGGAGCGGGACCTGTGTGGTTGACCCGACCGGGTTGTCGGAGTAGTCAACCATGTAGGGACCCAGACCCCATGGGGAGTTCGCGTTGGTGCGACCACTGATTACCAGGTCCACTGTGTCGTTCTGCCACGTCTGCGCCTGGATCGTGCCCTCGGAGATCCATGGCAGGAGACCGTAGCCGTACTCCACGCCACCGGTACAAGGCGTGGAGGTGTAGGCTAGGCGGGTCCAGCCCTCCAGGGCGAAGTTGGCGTTAGCCGATGAACCGACATCGTTGGACCAGCCGTGGGCGTTCGGGGTCGGGGAAGCGTCGTCGTAGACCCGCTGCTCGGCTGTGGCAATGGCGATCAGATCCGGATCGACGTTGCACATGGTGATAGTGACGTTGTACCACTTCAAGATCGGTGGGTTGGTCACTACGACGCACAGGGCGCCGTCGCCGTTCTTCTTCGAGAAGTCCTGGCGCTCCTCGTACTCCGGCTCCATCTCCACCGAGATGATGCCATCGGAGACCACAGTGGAGCACCCTGTCTGGGGTACCCCACAGGAGTTGAGTAGCGTCGCCCGGATCCGGGGGATCTTCCAGGGAGTGAAGCAATAGGTGGACATTATGTTCCCCCTCCGGCGGTAGTACAGGTCCGTGTGACCTGAACTGCCCACACACCGCATTCGACTGCCACGGCGTACATGCGCTCAGCCACCAGGCTCAGTTGGTTGGTGGACTTGTTGAGGACCTGGCCCGGTGGCGGGACGAAGATCTCCGGGTCCTGCCAGATGAGGATGCGGCCAGAGGCGTACATCCATTCCGTGGTGCCATCAGCGGCCTGACCGGTTGGGCCAGAGCCGTCATAACCACGCCCGAAGGCCAGGGGGGTCCGGATGACTGTGGACAGTGCCCGGCCCACGTTCTGGTAGTGGATGAGGTAGTTGTTGGTCAGGTGGGCCGACATCCCGGGGCGGGCATGGATGATGCCACCCGGCACATCGTTGTCGGCCAGTGTCTGCTCCAGTAGCTCGATCGCCTCCACTGGGCAGCCCGCCGTGCCGAGGTTGACCGCGTTGCGGAACAGGCCGGTGATGGTACCCAGGGTGCCGGAGGTGCCCGACCAGATGCGCTGCTCTACAGCCGTCTGCTCACGTAGCGAGAGCCGGGTCAAGACCCGGCGCTTGGCCTCATCGAAGTCGAACCCGATCGGCGGACAGATGTACGTGGTCATGACCACGAACGGGGAACCGGACACCGATGGGGTGGATACGTCGAAGGTCTTCTCGCCAGTGATGGCCGGACAGTCGATCGGGATGATGTAGTAGTTGTCCTCGCAAACATCTGGCACATACTGAACCCCGCCCCCCGGCGGACCGGGGAACGGCATCGGCCCAAGGGCCACATCGAAGATCCCGTACGGCCTCGGTGGCGGTGCAGGGGGGTCGATTACGTTCGGGGGTACGAGTGCCACCCGAGCCCTCCTTCCGGTTAGGGGTGGCGTGGGGCCGGGTTCCCGGCCCCACTACCTATCCGTTAGGGGCAGGTGAGGGTGCCCTGGCTGGTGGTCTTACCGCTCGGGCAGATCGGCACCGTGTAGACCCGGGAGACCGGGCACATCTGGACCATCGCCCAGCCCGTCTCCGTGAACAGGTGCGTGACCTGGTTGGTCGCCAGCTTGGTGGAGTCGTAGACCGAGTTCAGGGTGATGACATCCGAGACCGCCCGGACCCAGGTGCCGGCCGGGAAGACCAGGAACTGCATCGAGGACGGCAGGTTGTTGATCGGGGTGTCCGCACCCAGGGCGCCAGTGGCCGCACCGGTAGCGAAGGCGTCCTGCCAGTCGTAGATGAACTGAACCCGGGCGCCCCGGCAGGAGAACGCGGAGCTGATGGCTGAGTCGGCCAGGCACAGCATCTCGGCGTAGTTGCCGCCGTTGCGACGGATCCAGTCGGCCCGCATCTGAGCGAGGATCCAGAACGGCATGATGACTTCGAGGGTGGCGCTGCGCTGCATGCGCAGGCGGTACTTGATGTCGACGATGGCCATCTCCACGGCCGAGAGGACCTGGGAGACGGTGGAACCGTCGGTGGCCCACGGGGCGAAGGCGGTCAGGTTGACGGCGGTAGAGCCGGCAACCACGTCAGCGATCTGCTCACGGTTGATCTGGTGAGCCGACGCGGCCAGAGCACCACGGACGAAGGTGGCGGTGAACTCCGGATAGCCCCGGTTGGCCAGGATGTTGCCGGTCAGGCAGAGGCCGGTGACGCCGAGCCGGGTGTCCACGAAGGACGGGCACGGGATCTCCAGACAGGTCTTGGTCGGGGAGCCGGCCGCTACCTGCGCCTCGGTCAGGTCGAAGTAGCCGGTGCCGGAGCCGAAGATGGAGTCGAACTCGATACCGGTGTTGTGGCGGATGCCGCCGCGCCGGGCCTGGACCTCCGGGAAGTCGGCCAGACCGTCGGTGGTGATCTGGAGACAGATGTCGTAGTCGGTCTCTGACGGTGCACACCAACCCTGAGCCGCGACCAGGGAGTCGCGCTCCGGGTGCTGCTCCTCGATCTCCTTGCGGCGCAGCTCCACCGAGCGAAGCAGGGATCCGCCGGGCAGCCGGCTCTCGTCGGCAACCGCGAGCAGCTTGTTGTAGTCGCTCTCGTCCATGTTGACGGAGAACTCGGCCGGGTAGTCCCGGCGCATGACCGCCACCGGGTAGTGGGAGATGACCGGTCCGGCTGGTGCCCGGGAGCCGGCGAAGCCGGAGCTGCGGGCCTCGAACGCCTTGGCCACGTCCAGCAGGGTGGTGAACTCCTGGCCCACCTCGTAGTTCGGGACGCCAGCGGCGGCGACCAGGGACGAGTACCGGGGCCGGATGTCCTGGTGCTCGACCTTGGCCGGGGTCTTGGTCTTGCTGTTGCTGACGATGTCGTTGAGGGTCACGTTGATGACGGCGCCCGCCGTGACGGCGGCCGGCTCCTCAGCCTTCTCCTCGGTCGACTCCTCTTCCTCCTCCGGCTCCTCGGGGGCCGTCTGGAGGGCGGAGAACCGGTCCTTGCGGGACTTGGCGTCCTGGATGTGGGCCGGGACTGTCTCGCGGAAGAAGGTCTGGAGGTCCTGGAGTTCATCAAGCTGCTCATCGGTGACCGTGTCCGGAGTCACCGTCGCCATGATCGAGTTGAACTCGTTCTCGGCCTTGGCGCGCATGTCCTCGATCGCCGTGAAGGTGAACGGGCTCAGGTCTTCGGGAATCTGAAACATCGTGAGGGCACCTTTCGGAAGCCATGGTTAGGGCTCCCGGTGCGGCTCACAGCTCAGCCACCGGCTGGTGATTCAGATCCCGATACGGCTCACAGCTCAGCTATCGCGATCAAGGGGATCATAACTACCTTTTGCTGTAAGTGCCACCACCGGCCATTTGAACGGCCATTTGGGCATCGTGTTCAGTCTCGACTCGTCGGATTTCACCATTGGGAAGGTGAACTTCGAAGCCAGCTTCACGTCGAGTGCCAGGCTCCTGGTTTCCATTGCATCCACACACAGTTACTCCTCCTTCTTCAAGGATCGCCGAATCCAGGCTCTCACCTCGGCGTAATCAGCCCGGCTCTCACCCAATGGCCCCAGTCGGTTGGTGATCTCCCACATCTGAACTGCACCATCACCGCTTTCATGAAGATGGCGCTTGGTCAGTTCTCGTTCGGCCTCGCGGGGATCCATTTCGCCACGAGAGATCTTACGTACTGTATCCAGCATCTGATCCAACACCGATACGGTTTCCCTGTTAGCTCCAATCTGTCCAGTCTTACGAGCAGTGGGGATCCTGGCCAGGTCCTCTAGGGCGCGGCGAACAGGACCCGGTACCCCTTCTGGTAGATCTAGCGGTTTAGCCGGAGGGGCACTTAGGGCATCGATCGTCTCTTGGATCCGGTCGGCGACAGCAGAGTCAGACGCTCGGGTCTTCAGCTTCTTGAGACCTGGAATGACATCGGATTCCAGATCCAGTTGTCCCTCTCTCTTCTTACCGACGCCTTCGCCTAGCCGGGCAATCTCATTAATGAACGAGTTGGGTTCCCGCTGATCTGTGTAGAGATCGGACCACAGCTCCCCCAGGCTGGAGTCGAGGTGAACCAACCCCTGGTCTGCCCCTCCATTAGGGAGGTGGATCGGCTCATCCTCATTGGCCCGCTGGATCGGCTTGATCCGACCGTTGCCATCCGTAACCCGGGATGCTCGTGCCACCGGTGGCCCCGGGCGTCCAGTCGCTTGCCGGAGTTGGGTCGACTGGGTCTGGGCAATCTCCCGTAGCCGGGAGGCGCGCTCACCCTGCTGAACCTCGGCGAGACGGGCAGCCGGAGCAGCACGCTGAGCCTTTTTAGCGGGAGACGGGGTCGGTACCACCTCCCTGGGTGCCGTGTACCGGTCAACTAGACCCTGGGTAATTCCCGCCTTACTGCGCCCCTTGACCCCGTGCTGCGCCCCCAGGTCCCGTAGCTCCGGGAACGTCAATCCAGCCACTGCGTCCCGGACCTGCTGCTCGGTCTTGGCACCTTGGAGCCGCTCCAGGGCCGACTGCTTGATCCGGGTCTCCAGGGTGTCAGCCCGAGCCTCGGCAGCCTTGACCTCCGGCGCCACCTTCTTAGCTGGGGCAGCCTTCTTGACGGCGGGGCGCCGGGTGCTCTTCAGGCGCTCAGCCAGTTGCTCGACCCGGTCCCCCAGGTCGTAGTCACGCTGCTTGAGTGCCTCCGATTCCGGGGTCCGGTCTTCTCCCCGTAGGCCGCCGTACCGGATTGCACCCGCACTCCGGATAGCCTTGGCTTCCCTCTCCAGCTCTCGGCCAATAGCGGCCGGCGTCAGCTTCCCCCCATCAAGCTGAGCCTGGACCTTGTCCAGACGCTCGGGCGGCAGGTCTAGTCCCTCAGCGATCAGCCGGACATCCACCTTGCCCTTCTCTGTCGGCAGCTTCGGAGGAGCAGCCTTCTTTGCAGCCTTAGTTGCCCGACGGGCCAGCTCCTGCTCGGCCATCTTCCGGGCGATGTCCTGGATGACTTCATCGGCAGTGTCACCGCTGGGGCGATCCAGACCCTGGCGCACTGCCTCATCCTTCAGGGCCTCTGGGTCAACCTCCTGAATCGCCCTGTGAACCTCGGCTGGGACTTCGAGCTGGAGCAGCTCCTTCTTGGTGACCGGGGGCTCGGCCTCGAAGTGGCCCCGCATGAACGTCGAGGCACGCTTCTGCGACTCGATAGCTTGCTCCAAGCTTTCAGCCTGAGCAATGAGCTTGCGCCGCTCCGCTGGGGACATGTTGCCCCGCAGTGCCGCATCGATGTCGTTCAGCTCGTCCTGGTTGAGGGCGACCTCCGACTCCATGCGCCGGATGCCCTCCTCTGGAGTGAGCTTCCCAGAGGAAACGTCATCCCGGATCTCGCGCATGGACCGGCCAGCCGACCCGCTTGGGGCACCGATGTCGGAGCCGTCCCATGCCTCCTTGAAGCTGGTGCGACGCTCCGGTGTGGACACTGGGGCATCCACCCGGGGGCCAGGGACTGAGCCCTTCGGTACCCGCTTAACGGCGCGGACCTCCTCGGGAGTAGCCGCCTCGGCGAAGCCCTTCGTGAGCACCCTGCCGTCCGGCGACAGGAAGCTGCGCCGGACGATGACAGCCGAGTCACGAGGGTTCAGGCCGGGACCGTCATAGCGGGTGGGGTCGAAGCTGGTGACCTCCCCGATCCTTCCGACCGGCGTAACACCCTGCTCCCGGGCCAGCCGCTCGGCCAGTTCAACCAGACCTTCGCGATCACTGGCGAGGAGCTGGTCACGCATGTCATCGGGGAGCTTGCTGGTCTTGGCACGGGACCGGATGCGGGCCTTGAGCGCCCGGTCACTGGCCTTGTCACCAACCAGTTGCTCGATCTCGGAGGCAACGTCACCGAAGGGCCGGATCCGGTCGTACTCAGCCTGCTGAGCCCGGGCTGCGTCCTCAGCTGCCCTGTTGGTACGGGCGTGCTGGATCTCCTTGACGATGTCGGCCTTGAGCATGCGGGACTTCAGCTCAACGTCCTCATCCGAGGCAATCTTGCGTAGCTCGGAGATGGTGTGCTTCTCAAGCGGCTTCCCGGCCTTGGCTTCCTCAAATGCCTCCATGGGAGCCCGGCCCCGGGCCGCTCCTGCTTCGCGGGCACTCTGAAGAGCTTCCTCATGAGAACGACCCGCCGTGCGCCGGGCACGATAAGACCGCTGCTCCGATGGACTCAGGTCGGACAGATCTCGCTTCTCAGCCGTGGTGAGTTCCGGCATCCGTCGAACAGCCTTGGCCGGTGCCGCTGCTTTGGCGGCCTTAGCTGGTGTCGGAGCAGCCGGTGCCGCCTTCTTGGCAGCCGGAGCCTTCGGAGCCGCCTTCTTGGCTGGAGTCCCTTCCATCTGGTCCACAAGGGACTGAAGACGCTTGTGCTCATCCAGGTCCGGGTTAAAGCGCCCGTCCCGCTTGAGCTGAGCCACCCGGTTGCGGACCGACTCCTGCTGTGCCGGAGTCAGACCGGCAGCCTTGGTGCCACCTTCAGAGGAGACAGCCTTCTTGGCCCGTGGGGCAGCCTTCTTGACTGCCTTGGCCGGTGCCGGTGCAGCAGTCTCCCGAGCCCCGAGCCCATGCTCACGGCGGATCACGTCGGCAAGCTGCTCCAGGGCACTGATGTCACCAGGGAGGTCCCGGTCCTCGACGCCCGTCCGCTCGTTCTCTCGATTGACATCCTGGAATGTCTGAATGTCTCGTTCAAGGTCACGCAGCACATCGCCTGGGTCCCGCTTACCGGAGGCAACCCGTAGGTAAGCCTCGTTCCAAGCGACACGGCGAGGCCCCCGGGAGGGGGATGGAAGGTTGGCGTCACGGACGATCTGCCGGAACTGCTCCCCACTCGGGGCTGTCGGTAGCTCTGGTGCTGACGGCTCTGGAGCCGGCGCCTGCGGCTGCCCTCCAGCACCCGGTGTGATAACCGGTTCGTTACGTGGCTCAACGCCCTTCGGTAGCTGCTCCGTGGTCTGTGGGGCAACCGTTTCTTCGGTCTGACGTAGGCGTAGGTCCTCCACCCGCTTTTGGCGCCGCTCGACATCGGCTGGGACGGCAGCCTCGGCCATGGCGATACGTTCCTGGGCCTTCTGTTCCTCCCGAACAACGGACGGCTCCCGCATCTGCGCCCGGCTGCGGATGCGCTCAGCTCGCTGCTCCGGGGTCAGGTCCACACCCGACGGAGCCCGATTGACCGGAGTCGGGGTCTCGCCCTTCGTGCGCGGTGTGGCGACTGCTGCCACATACCAGCCACCAGAGCCGTCGGGCTGCACCTTGGTGATCCGGAATTCCTGATCCCGGTCAAAGGACATACCTCGGTCGTCACGGTGTCGTGCGAATGGAATGATCGGAGTCCCCTTAGGAACCGCAATCCGCATAGTGATCTTGCCCGGACCGGCGGCTCCACCGGAAGACTTACCCCCGGCTGTGATGATCCCGCCGATCTGGCCGGTGTTATACGCCCGGTCAGCGATCAACTTCCCGGTGAAATCTTCGATGCCGCCATCCTCTGCCCCCAGTTGCTCTGGGGTGAGTCCGAAGGCATGGGCATCTACCGTGCGGGAAATGATCAGGTCGCTGTCAGCCGGGATCTTGTGAGCATCCATAGCCTGAACGAAGCGCTTAGTTTCTTCGTCCATATCACCAGAACGCAGGTGGGCATTGGCCTGATCAATGTCCATGTGCAGTCGGGCGTATTCATCCCGGGTCCACGGCTTCTTGGACCCCTGGTTGAACATGTACTGGGCAGCTTGAGCGTCATTGGTGAAGGTGCGGGGACTGAACGAATCCAGGAAGTTGAAGATCTTATCGGCGACAGACTTCGCCATCGCCCACTTCTTACGGAAGCGCCCACGCTTGTCTCGCGGGTGGAGTGCTTCCTCCCGCGAGCCCCAGGCGCCACCAATCCCAGCCATTCATTACCCCGCTGACGCCGCCGGTACGGGTGCCTGTGCCGCCGGAGCTGGCGCAGCCGGTGCCTGTGCTACTGGAGCCTGGTCAACCGGCTCCGGCGTTCGTTCCTCCAGATCCTGGTCCGGCTCGGCCACAATCGAGTACCGAGTATCGAGCTGGGAGGCGATCAGCCATGCCTCTGGGTCATCGGCCGCCAGGTCAGTGGCGGACTCCCCATCCACCGGAGCACCCTCAGCAGGGGCCGGGGTTGCAGCCGGGGCAGGAACAGCGCCAGGTGCTGCCGGGGCCGGGGCCACGGGAGCTGCGGCGACCGGAGCCGGCGCGGCCTCGTTCATAGCGAACAGGAACTCCAGCCGCCGTGCCCGTTCCCGCTGGGCGTAGATCTCCTCGTCATCACTGATGTCCTTCAGGCGCTCTGCTCGCTCCCCGGCGAACTGATCTTCGACAGCCTCTCGGACGGCGGCGATGATCCCGTCCGGCGGTGGGGTGACAGTCACTGGGCTCTCCTCGTAGTCGGGCATGATCGTGCCGGCTGCCGTGAGGGCCAGTCGCTCGCCATCATCCATGGCGTACACCGGGAAGGCGGGGAAGTTGACGGCCAGCGCGGCGGTCAGTTCGAGGTTGCCTTCAACTGCCCGCCAGTCGCCAGACAGAGGAGAGCGACGAAGCTTCGCGGCCTGCTTTGTGGTGGCCTCGGGTACCAGTGCACCAGCCACCCAGATGCCGAACTCGTCTTCACCAGCGCGCACAACGGCCACCTCGTAGCCGGTGTCGTCGTAGTGGCGAACCACATTCGCATAACGCCAAGAGATAGGAGCGTGACCGGTGTCCATCGTGATCTTGCCGGTCCTGATGAGCTGTCCATCACTAGCCAGCGTCGACCCGAGATGGAAGGGGGCATAGCCCATCTTAGAGTGGGGGGCCAGGACACACTCGCGCATCGTCACGTCCCGGTGGCACTCGTTCCATGCCGCCAGGTGACCGTAGACCCGACCATCCTGGGTGACCTGAAGTGGCGTGCGCTCGGTCAGTGTCGGGTTGTCGAACCATGAAGGTGGCGGGGAGACCGGGGAGGCGAACTCGTCCATGCTCATGGAGTGCTCGCCGTTGTCGGAGACCTGGACGCCGTACTTCTTGAGGGCAGCCTTGATCCGTCCCTTGATCTGGGCCAGCTCCTCGGAGCTGTACTTCGAAGCGTTCTTGGGCATATTGATGTATGACCATGCCGCCCGACAGTGTTCCTCACTGTCCAGCGGGTAACGCTTCTTGCCATCCTCCTGGTACCCAGGGTCGGCGTACTTCACATCCCCGTAGGGCTCTTTGGGGTCGGCTGCGTAGGTATCCATGGCTAGTTGCACTCCTTCCTGCGCCGACCTATCCCAGGGGGCACGGATGGAACTGTCGTTGAATTCACGGGCCATCAGCGGGTAGATCTCGCTGATCACGTTACGCAACTGGGCGCGGTCCTGTTCGGAGATGCCGGGCAGGCCACCATGGGCGCCGGAGAGCAGCGCCGCTGCGGCATAGACAGCGTGGTAGATGAGCGTCAAGCGCCCATTGATGATGTCGCCTACCGGAAGGCGGTACGAGGTGGTCGCTGTCTCCGGCTGGGCTGGGTCTCGCCACATGAATGCGCGGCGGAGTTTACCGACATCAGCACCTTGCTGACTGACCTGTGCCCATGCCGCGATCCGCTTGACCGCATCGTCGTTGTCAAACGCCGCATCTCTAGGCGCAAGGGGGAGCCCCTGCCACCCGGACGTGTTGACGGTAAAGACCTCCGGTCCACCGTCAGATACACCCGCACCGTACTTGTCACCACAGCCACAGTCACCGTCATCGGCAACGAGGGCCATGTCCTCATCGTCATCAGGCCACTCCCCACCCGCACCCAGGTCCATGATCCGCATAGCGGCGAACGCCGGGATGGAGACCAGGGTAGCGCCCCCGATGGTGTACATGGTCATGTGTTCGAAGCCGGTCTCCGGGTTCACAGTGGCAGAGACACGGCCACCAGGATCAAGGCTAGGACCAGCAACCCCCATCTGAACCAGGTGCCGCGCCTGCTTGACCTGGGGAACGATATCCGCGTTGAGCCAGTCCCCCCACGCATAAGCCCAGTCCTTACCCATGTGGTCGGGGCCGTAGGTGATGCCGAGTATCCGGCCCACGGTGACGGCGCCGTCATGCCCCGGCCCCGTCTTCTCCCGCCACGCCAGCGGCAGTGGGAGCATCCGGTTGGTCAGGGCACCGTGCTCGAAGATCCGGGTCTTGTTCGGCTCCCCGGTCGGGCGCCCGATGGGTGCGATGGGTCCTGCCCACACCTCACCCAGCTCCGGCTGCATCTCCATGAGCTGTTGGGCAGCGATGAGGGCGTGCTCACCGTGACCCTTGCCGGGCGGGGCGCCCAGGGCCTTCTGGTGCAGGATGTTGCAGAGTCCCTCGGGGTTCTTGGGGAAGTACTTGCGGAGCTGTCGAACGCACCGGTCGAAGTCGTGGGGCATGTGCCACCGGATCTTGGCGGCACCCTTTCCGACAAGCCAGTACCGCTGGAGCTGGAGCGGCATTCCACGGGCCGGATTCGGATCAACCATCACCGACCCCCTTCCACTATCACTACGTCGCAGCGACAGTTGATAACTTCTTCTGGTGGTCCTATTGGATCACCCGGGAATGCGAGAGGGAAGCCACCGACCATAAACACTGAAGTAAGGTCTACGACCTGTCCGTCGGCGGCTCGGTGGCTGCTTCGTACTCGTCGATCTCGTTCAGTGTCCCATCGCTTCGACAATCGCTTTCCAGTGAGTCGGCTCTGTTCCAGACCCTGCGCCACTGTTCCTGCGTTATATGCTCGGGTTGTCTCAGTAATCGCAATAACTCTCGCGCGGTTTGGCCATCTCTCACTTTCGGTATAGCTGAGCAGTTGATCGATTCGTTGAGCAAGCTGCTCCACACTGTCTCCAGCATTGACACCATCCACAAGTTCCCCGAACACCAGGTTGTAGACCTCGTCGGGCAGTCGGACCAGAAGGTTCTGGGTCTGTGCCAATTGGCTCACGACGAAGGCATGACGGGACACTGGCGGTAGGCCCGGGACCTCGGAGTGAGCGTCCGCTGCAATGCGTCCGATCACCGTCATGATCGAGTCGACCTCAGTGTTCCAGTCGCCCTGAGTCTGGTACACCCCCACTGGATCGGGTGACATCTTCAGGTCATGCCACGGTGCCATGACCGCTGCACGTGCCTTGTCCAGCCAACGCCGCAGGGCCTGGCTCACCACTCCGAACAGGTGTCGCTCGTCGCTATCACGGGTCGGCATCGAGGAACCCTCGGCTACGCAGGGCCTCCCCTAGGGCGTTAGCGTCGTGCTCCATACCCCCCGCCAGAAGGATGGTGCAGTAGCCCTCCAGCACGTTCTTAAGCGCGCCGGTATCCACACTCATGGCCAGATGCTCAGTGAGCACGGACAGGTGATCCCATGCCCCCTTGAGCAGGGTGTGCGCATGGTCGATCCCACTGACCCGGATCTTGGTGTGGAGCTGGTGAGCCGGAGTGTCCGGATACTGACCTCTAGTTGTTGGATCAAGGAGCCGCTTCCCGGCCAGCTCCAATGCCCGGAGGGTGGCTGCGTTGGCGACCACGAACGTTGTAACTGGGCTTGGGACAGAGGCGGAAGCGACCCGTGCTTCGGGAGGTGTACTTGCGTTCTGGCCTGGCCCACCCAGGGCATTGGAGGCGGTTGAGGCAGCCGGCAGTGGAGGCGGTGTCGTCTCCTGGATCCCGGTGGGTGGGGCCGGCGGCGGAGCTGGACCAGTGCCACCCTGCTGGGGTGTGAACACCTGTTCGGGCGGGAGGAGTGCTGCGGTGTAGCCAGCCAGCTCCCGGATCTTGGGGATCTGGAACAGGTTGGGATCGCGGAGCATCAGCTCCCGGGTGAAGCGCTTGAGATCTTCCTTGTCGTCGGGCGCGTCGGTGAGCTTGTAGTCACCGGCAATGAGGACTGCCTCGGAGCTGACGATCTGCTTCTCGTACAGGTTCAGGGTGTCCTGGAGTCGCTGGGGACGCACCACGAGGGGGGCTACATCGAAGGCGAAGGTGTAGCGTTCCGGGTCTTTCTTGATCGCCTTCAGGGCCGGGGTCAGGTAGGCGGTGGTGAGCGCTTCACAGATCCGGGTCATCAACGGTTCAATGTGGACCTTGACATTCTCGGCACCCACATGCCAGGCACTCCAGTGGTTGGCATCCCCAGTTCCCAGCAGGATTTCCGGTGCCATATCCATCGCTAGAGCGAAACGTCTCACTGCCTCTTGCCGAAGATCCAACGCCTGCCGACTCAGCTCGCTGCCGAACTGGATCAACTGGATCTTCCCCAGCGCATCGATCGGGACCTCGACCACCGCCGGCACCACGCCAGCCGCCGTGCCCTCACCTTGCAGGGAGGCCGAGCCCGCCCGAAGGATCAGATCAGTCAGGGCCTCGGCGCCGGAAACCATGCCGCCGTTAGGGTCATCGGCATCCGGGAAGCTGGTGTTGTTGGGGATCGGGAGCAGGCCAGCCGAGACCAGGCGTGAGTCGATCTGGGCGAACACGTAGCGGGTCAGGCGCTCGATCTCCCAGAGCATGGGCAGTGCCGCTCGGGTGGGGGAGTCAGCCCAGATGTTGCGGCGAGGGTGCGGGGTCCACACCCGGATGATCAGATCCCGCTCCGGGTCCAGCATCTCCTTGGAGCCGTTGGGGTAGATGTAGGCGACGTTGCCGCCCCAGCGCTTCAGCTCGGAGCAGGAGACGATGAACCACTTGTCGGGGTCATCCTGTTCCTTGCTCGCCCGCCCGACGATGTAGAAGTCCCCGGCGACAGTGAGGTTGATACCCGCCAACCGGAGCCCTTCTGCTTTCGTAGATGGGCCGCCGAGCAGAGTGTCTGATATAGCAGCGACCTTAGGGTCGGTGCTCTCTTGCTGGATGCGTCCGTTCTTGTCGACATCGGCGACATAGATCCTCACTCGGGAGCATGCCGACCCCACCCAGTTGGCTGCGAACCTCAGCTCACCGATGATGTCGTAGAGGCGCCACGCCTCAGCCTGCCACTCGTCATTGCCGAATCGATATGTCCGCCACCCCTGTCCCTCTAGGTTGATGCGAGCGGCAGAGGCGACGAGGCTAGCGGGTGCCTGGTGTGCCGGGGGCGTTACCTCCGGGGTGCGAGTGCGGGTGAACCGTCCCATCAGTCACGATCCAATAGGCAGCCGGCGACCATTGAGGCGGCTGGAATGGCAAGGATTCCGATCACCCAGTTGTAAGGGAACACGGCGGCAATGGGCATGATGGGCAGCGCCACCCAGATACTTGTGCACCACGGACAATGGACCAGGTAGCTGATCATTGATTCAGGACCCCAGCGCTTCACCACCCATTGCCGGTAGCCGACCATGAGTTTGTCCGCGACAAGGAGTCGGGTGATCCGCGTTACGGCGAGCGCAGCCACCACCAAACTAACGATCAGCACGCTCATACTCTAAAGGTCGAGATCACGCAATAGGTAGTGCCACGATTCTAAGAGCCGAGAAGACGACCCAGATCATAAAGCTCCTGACCCAGGCGGAAGTCGTACTTTGATGGGTCTCCCACTCGCATCCGGCGTCTCTCTCCGGCCATGAGATAGCGACAGGCGTGGACTAGGGCATCCATTCGGTCGGGCGATTCGCGGGTTGATTCTGGATCGAAGACGATCATCTGGTTTTCAAGTTCCTCGAATTCACCCACCATGTGCAGGCGCCCTTGCTCATTGCGCATCGCCACCGGCTCAGCCCGGGTCTTCTTCCCGTGCTTGGAGTCCACACCTTTCATCGGGGGCGAGGTGCCAGCGGGGAACAGGCCCTCCTCGTCCCGCAGCTCTACATAAGCATCGGAGAGGACCTCGGACATCCACCGCTTACCCAGGTTGGTCTCGTAGACCAGGATGTCGGCCGCGAACTCAGCCACAGTGCGCCACATGTGGATAGCAGCCTGACGGCCGGTGCCGGGGAAGCTGCGATCTCCGAGTACGTACATTTCATCGTCGACATCGCGCCCCACCACAACGATGCCGGTCTCCGCCTCCTCGCCGGTGAGGTTCGGGTCCACACCCACGACCCGGGCAACCATGTGCTCGGGTGCCGACTCCACCCGGTTGCGGACGATGTCCATTCGCTTGAACAGGCCGCCGCCGGTCAGCTCCAGCATCTTGCCGTACAGCTCCTGCTCACCGAGCGAGGTGCCGGCGTAACGAAGCTTGAGTTCCCGCAGCACGTGGGCGGAGAGGTTGGGAGCGTTGTCGAAGGTGGAACCATTCATCATGTGAACGGTTCCGTCGTGGCGACCGAGCCATTCGATGAGGATCCGGATGGGCTTCGGGGTGGTGGTAATAAACGCCCGGGGGTGATCGCCTACAAGGTCAGTACGTAGGGAGGGGAGGATGCCCTCGTACCAGGACTCGTAGGGCTTCGGCCACTTGGCCATCTCGTCCAGCCAGGCTCCGGAGGCGTTGTAGCCACGCCCCACGTCCTCGTCATCGGCCCCCTCGGCATAGACCTTGGCGCCGTCGGGGAAGAGCACCATGGGCCGGGGCGACTGCTTGTACCGGTGGAAGATCTTGCGCCGTTCCAGCACTCCGAGCATGCCAGCCGGCCCCTCCATACAGATGGTGCGGGTGTCGGCCAATGTCTCCCCGATGAGTAGCCACTCGGTGGGCCTACCCTGCCGGTCGTACGGGTGCCTCGTCACCTGTTCGGTCAGCCACTCAGCTCCAGCCCGGGACTTGCCCCAGCCACGGCCAGCCAGGGCCAGGGCGATCAGCCAGTCCCCCGGTGGCGGGATCTGCTCGGGGCGGGCGACGTACCACCATTCACCCCGAGCGATCTCCAGGAGGACGTTCTCCGGCAGCGACGACAGCCACTGCTCCCGCTCCTCGGGGGGAAGCAGGGCAACTCGTTGCATAAGGGAGAGGCCCACAAGGTGATCATAGAAAAGAGTTGGCGGTTACCCTCCCCTGTAGTAGGTTTGGCCAAGTCCGGGGGCTAGGCACTGGGGAATCGAGCCCCATGTCCACGGCGCGCTGCTGCCCCCGGGCTCCAAACTGAGAGGACAAAGATGACCAAGCTGAATCAGGTCATTGCGATCGAGAAGCGCGTCAAGTCTGACGCAGTCACGGTCCTGACCAAGGCGTACCAGGACTCCCAGAAGGCACCGCTGCTCTCTGGGATTTCCCGCACCTACAAGCCCCGCGACGACGAGGGTGAGCAGTTCCCCCCGGAGTCGACCAAGGTTCAACTGCGCATGGAGGATGTGCTCACCACCGTCTCCAATGCCCTGACCCGGTTCTACGACCTGACCCTGACCAAGGACGCCGCCAACCAGGTCGCCAAGGCTGACCTGAAGGTCGGCGACCTGACCATCGCGACCGACGTTCCGGTGACCACGCTGCTCTTCCTGGAGAAGCAGCTCCAGGACCTGCTCACCTTCGTGAGCAAGCTTCCGGCGCTGGATCCGTCTGAGGAGTGGACGTTCAACACCGCCGTCGACTCGTTCGCCACGGCGCCGGCTCAGACCGTCAAGACCAAGAAGGTGCCCAAGAACCACGTCCTGGCCCCGGCCACGGACAAGCACCCGGCGCAGGTCCAGGTCTTCACAGAGGATGTCCTGGTCGGCACCTGGACCACGGTCAAGTTCTCCGGGGCCATGCCCCAGCAGTGGATCAATGAGGCTAAGGGTCGCGTCGTGGCCCTTATCGAGGCGGTCAAGGCCGCCCGCGAGGAAGCCAACCTGATCCAGGTCGTCGACCGTAAGATCGGCGAGAAGATCTTCGACTACCTGTTCACGGGCTAGTAGTCGAGAGCCCGGTAGCCCGTCGAACGGCTACCGGGCACGCACAGCAAACTCAAGCTGATCGTCAACCTAATGAGACACCCCGTCCAGTGCAGGTTCGACCCCTGCCCGAGGCACTCATGCCCCGGTAGCCCAAATGGTAGAGGCAACGGCGGCTCATGAACCTCAAGCTCTTGGCTGTGACAAACTCAATAGGCACCAGAAGTCAGATCGAGTCGACGTGATCGGATTACTCAAGGTTGAGGGTTCGACTCCCTCTCCCGCCTCCAAACATGGCGGGATAGCTCAATGGCAGAGCGTGGGTACTGAGATCTCATACACGTCGTTAAATGCCGCTGACGGATGAATGGGTGCAAACTACTTGAAGCTCTGATGGCAGAGCATCGGTCTGCGAAACCGAGTGCCCGGGTTCGAATCCCGGCAAGTCACCGGACCGGGGGGGCTAGGGCAAGCCCCTCCGGTCCCCTTAACTTTTGTCAGTGGTTGGGGGTACCCTTGATCACATGACCGTCGAAATGTTCACCCTTATTCGCCTTGGCCGGGATGTCGTGCGAGACGGCCGACTGAAGGCACTAAGGGAGCAGTTGAACTTCTCCCACAACCTGATGTCGGAACTCTTCCACGTCACCCCGATCACTTACGCCCGGTGGGAGCGCGGCAATGGGGAAAGCCTTCGCCCACTCGTTGCCGAGAAGATCGGCCGCTTCTACAACACCGCCACTGAGGCCGTCGTCAAGCTCCAGGACGAGGGGGTGGACTTCAAGACCCTGATTCCATTCCATCTCGTCGCGGCTGCGGCGGGGGTCCCCCAGGAGTATCTGCTCTCCAAGTACCGTCATCAGGAAATCGATGCCATCGACCTAGGAATCCTCGGGCTCTGGTTGCATCGCGTGGACCTGAAGAAGCTGGGGGTAGATGATCGGTGACGTGCCCCATCTGTAACGAAGCCCTTGACCCGGCCGCCGGCACCACCCATCCCAACTGTGCCCCATGGGCGGATGCCGGTGAAGATCCAGATGCAGCGGCATTGAAACATGAATTAATGGAAATGATTCGATGGGCCGACCAAGAAGATCCCCGGTCGAAGCAGATCATGATCGGCCCATCGGAGATCGGGGCAGTGTGCGCTCGCCGGGTGGGTTACCGCCTGGCTGAGATCCCCCCCGTGAACGTGGAGTTCGACCCCTGGCCCGCCATCGTGGGCACCGCCCTGCACTCCTGGCTCGACAACGCCATCGAGAGCTGGAGCCAGGCTCATGGCTCGACCCGTTGGCGTACGGAGAACCTCGTCAACGTCACCGATGTCATCGCCGGGCGCGCCGACCTCTACGACACCCAGCGGAACATGGTCATCGACCATAAAGGCGCGGGTGTCGATGTCATGCGCCAGGTTCGTAAAGACGGACCGAAGCCTGAGCACCGCATACAGGTGCAGCTCTATGGACTCGGCTACCTACGTCATGGATACGACGTAAAGAAGGTGGCCGTTGTCTACTACCCCCGTGCAGGATGGCTGCGAGATTCCTACGTCTGGGTTGCTGACTTTGAACCGGACCTGGCCTATGCTGCGTTGGATCGCCTGGGGAATATCGGCCGCCAGTTAATAGGGCTCGACATCCTCAACAACCCACAGCGGTGGGACCAGGTGCCCGCGACGCCATCGAATGCCTGCGGGCTCTGTCCCTGGTATGACCCAGGACGTGATTCCGACCGTGGGGCAGATGAAACAGGCTGTCCCGGAAGCTGAAGGGACACGAGCAGTGACAGGCGACTGGGGTGAACCGGAACAGGTAGCAGGCGAACGGGTCAATCCAAGCGACATTCTCAACCATCTGATCATCGTGTGGGTGATTGACTACATCGCCCACAGCCCGACCAAGTTCACTCGCCCGGATAAGCCCAGCGACGTGATAGTGGTCGATGTGTGTGACCTGGACCTCGCCGACGATGAGGGATTCCAGGGTCGACTCTCCCGCAAGGCGTGGTGGCGGCAGGCCCGGCTGATCGCCAGCCTCAAGCCGAAGATCGGCACCCGGCTCCTTGGGCGCATCGTCAAAGGCACCGCCAACAGCGGCTTCAATGCTCCGTTCGAATTCGTGAGCATGGTGGGCGACGCCGACTGCCTCAAGCGCGGGGACATCTGGATGAAGGCGCACCCGAACTTCAAGCCCAGCGAGCCGGGCATCCGGGAGATCAACGCAGAGCTGGACGGAAAGATCGCACAGTCCAAGCCGCAGACGGTGGTCGAGCCCACTGTCTTGGAGCGGGTCATGATGGACCGCCTCAATGACAGCGCCCGAGCTGGAGCCGAACGGCTCACGGGAACAACGGCAGAACTACCACCACCACCTCCGATGCGCCAATCGGAGAAGCCGCCCTTCTAGAATCAGTTGACTGCCGCCTCTCGGCCAGGGGCGGCAGTCTTCATCCGCTGTGTCCCCTTCCGGAAACAGAGGACGGGGAGCATGATGAACGCACCCTCTTCGCATGGGCTGGAAAACACCTATGGCCCCGCGCATCCGACTCGGGGCCATAGGTTCTGAAACAAGGAGACGGTGTGAATCTAGCACAAGCGGCCCGTTTGTGGAGCCAAGCCGGAGTGTCAACCATTCCGGTGCTTGCCAATGGCACCAAGCGACCCGCTGTGCGCTGGGGTGAGTACATCACCCACGTCCCCACATTGGAGCAGGTCGATCATTGGTGGAACAATGGTCAGGAATATGGCCTGGCCCTGATATGCGGCGCCGTCTCCGGCAACCTGGAAATGACCGAGCTGGAAGCTCGCGCCTGTGATCCGGAACGACTGTCGGAAGTCGAACAAGCTATCCATTCCATGGGCGTTGGGGATATCTGGTCCATTCTTACATCTGGATACATGGAATGGACACCCTCAGGGGGGATCCACTTCCTCTACCGGATCACCGACCACCCCGTGCCCGGCAACGAGAAGATCGCCCAAGACGCCACCAACCTGGTCCTGGCTGAGACCCGAGGTGAGGGCGGCTACGTGATCGTGGCCCCGACCTCGGGACCGGTCCACATCACCGGGGAACCCTGGACCCTGGTGCATGGAGATTTCGGCAAAGTACCAGAAATTACCTGGGAACAGCGCTGTCTGTTCCACCAGTCCCTGCGCACGGCGCTAGACTCGAACGCGGGTGGCCCCAATCCTCTCTCGGGTCGCCTGCCGGCCCCGCTCCCGGAGCAATCTTCCCCAGGTCCGCCCCGGTTGAGCGGGGCCACCCTCACTCCGGGAGATGACTTCGAACTCCGGACTGACTGGTCGGACATCCTGGAGCCACACGGCTGGACCCTGGAGAGCCAGCGGGGGCAGGAGAGGCACTGGACCCGGCCCGGCAAGTCCCGGCGCGAGGGGGCATCGGCCACCACCGGCCGGGCCAACGACCGCGACCGGCTCTACGTGTTCACCACCTCGACTGCGTTCGACGCCAATGCCTGCTACACCAAGTTCGCCGCCCACACGATCCTGAACTTCGGCGGGGACTACCGGGCGGCGGCTTTGGACCTGAGTCGCCAGGGGTACGGGACACGTGCGGCAACCCCACCGGAACTGGATGAGTGGATCATCGATGGAGTTGAGTACGTCGATCCCTCGTACAACTCCAATGATGACGGAAACGGACGATACTTGCGAGATCGAGTCAAAGACCGCTACGTGTACCTGCGGGAAGAGAAGCAGTTCTATGTCTGGGACGGCAAGGTGTGGGAGCCTGACGCCTCCAATACCATCGAGTACGAGTTCAAGCTCCTGGGTCGGGAACTAGTCGAGCGAGCCAAGGCCAAGGGTGATGAACCCGGCGTCAAGAGGTGGATCCGGGCCGGCAACATGGAGCGGATCCGGGCCGCCGTCAACGCCCTGCGCACCGAGCCGGGGATCACCGTCAGCGCCCGGGACATGAACCCCAACCGCCACTTGATCAACTGTCAGAACGGCATCCTGGACCTGGACTCCGGCGAGCTGCTCCCCCACAACGCAAGCCACCGGATGACCAAGATCATGGGCACGTCCTGGAATCCCGAGGCCACCTGCCCCCGCTTCGAGCAGTTCATGGAGGAGGTGCTACCGGATGCTGGTACCCGTGACTACGTTCGCCGCGCGCTCGGTTATACGCTCCTCGGAGACGCCGATCAGCGCGCGCTCTTCCTCATCTACGGTCCGTCTGGAACGGGCAAGAGCCAGTTCATCCGGATCATGGAAATGGTCTTCGGGGACTACGCGGCGACCGCTCCTCCTGGAACTTTTAAGCTGTCTCGCGACAAAGCGCCATCTAATGACCTGCATCGCCTGCGGGGCCGCCGTTTCGTGTCCACCTCCGAGACTGCTGATAATGCCTCCTTTGACGAGGACCTTCTGAAGCGGATCACCGGCCGGGACCAGATCAGCTCCCGGGGCCTGTACCAGGAGTTCCAGGAGTGGACGCCGGAGTGCTCGATCTGGCTGGCCACCAACCATCCGCCTCGGTTCAACTCCGACGACGACGCTATCTGGCGGCGGGCC